TGGGATTTGTCAACCAAAAAGTGAAAGAGGGAGCACCTTCTCAAGCTCCCTCTCTGGTTGTGAAAATATCCTCATGCCTTTCTTTCTCTATATCACCTCCTCTCAATCACCAAGGTCGATTATTTTCTACCTAAGCTTAATATTTTTATTAAATCCCACTCATCAATTGATTTTGTTTTTTCGTTAATTTTACCAATTCTGAAATTATCTAATTCTATATTGCTATGTAATTCTTTTAATTTTTTTGATAAATCATTCATAATATATTTGTAAATTTCATCTTTAAATTTCATGTTTGCTGTTATTAAAAAAAAGCCCTCATAATCAATGCCCATTGATTTAAACCCTATCTTTAAAGCTCTGTCTATTAATAAAAACATTTTTTTCTGCCATTCGTCTATAAACGATTTATTTAATTTTGTTTCAACTAAGGCTATTTTTTGATTATTCAAATTATGAATTATTCCATCTAAATCAGAAATATAAAATCTACCATGGGGCAAATTTTCCCTATACCACAAGTTCATGGCAAGTAAACGCATGTAAGTTTTTTCACTCATTCTAACCTCTTTTTCGCATCTATATATTTTTGTTCATCTATCTCAATGCCGATAAAATTTCTTTTAAGACTCAATGCGATGTATCCGGTCGTTCCTGTTCCCATAAACGGATCACAAATCAACTCTCCAGAATATGTCAATTTTTCAATAATATCTTTCATTCCGGATTCTGATTGACCCCATTCATCAAATTCTTTTTCTCGATTCATGCTTTGAAATAAGTCTTTCATGAAAGGGCCCTTTCTTTTTCCTTTCGTAAACCATAATAATGGCTTCCAATTCGTTGCTATTTTTCTATGATAAATTTGCGTTGCATCTCCTATTGTCAAATATGCACAGCACCAATGCCAATCAAGATACATATTTAATTTCTTTATCACTTCTGGTAAATAACTTTGTCCTGACATGCAAATTAAAGACCCTCCGGGTTTCAAATATTTCATTCCAAACATTGATAAATCTTGATATAAAGATAAATATTTTTTTGGATAAGGAGGATCTGTTATTATCCAATCAAGCGAATTATATTGAACATCTTTTTCTGTAATCTCTTTAATGTCTTTACAGATTAATTCTGGTTTTAATAAAAAAGAATTTTTTGACTCAAGCTTTTCCTTCTTTCTCTTTTCGCTTTTTTCATCACGATTTATTTTTTTATAAACAGCATTAATGCTTTTCTCACCTTTTATCAATGCTTCTTTTTCTTTATCCGTCGCCTTCTCATCAATTTTCTTCACTTTATAAACCGTGTCGTGTGAGACGTCTGCAATCTTAGCTAATTCTTTATTTGTATGAACAGCCTTATCAGATTTCTGATAACCCTGCTTAGTGTGTGTTTTTAATTTTTCTTTCGCTTTTGCCGCAATCATCGGTTCAAGCTTTAATGTAAGCGTCACGTATTGATATTTATTCAGGTTCCGTCTTGCAAGCTGGTTGCGGATAATCCATATTTCAGCGTCTGTCCTGTCCTCAAGCTCTATTTCTTTTGTCTCAAACCCTATACCATGCCGGTTGCAAATCTCAAGTCTATGATGGCCATCAAGTAATATTCCATTCCAGACAATAAGCGGATCACGACAACCCTCGCTCAAAATACTCTGCTCTAACATTTGTTTTTCCGCATCCGTCAGCGGATATATTAACGCTTTAAATTCGTCGTCAATTTTCATACTCATTCCTTTCAATTCTCCCACCCCATCCCCTTAAATCCAAAACCTGTTACTTTGACCTTGCGACTTTCAGCAACCCATATCCAGCATTCGCGCCGATCGCAACCTGGATGACCAGCGCAATAAGCCCGACGTTAAACGCATCGCCGGAAAGAATCCAGTAATACGCCACAACGCCGCAGGACACAACGACCGAAAGCACGACCGCCGCCGTTTTCTCGACAACGATGTTCACTTTCGCAAGCGCTGTCTTCAAAAACTGAGTCACAAGCCCGACAGTGATAACCATTTCCGCTATTGATGGCATCTCTTACTCACCTCCTTGTTTGTATATTTTCAAGGCGGATGCTTTGCTGCTCAAACTGCGCATGCCGCCAGGTTATTAATGAGCCTAAAAGCATGCCGAGAATAAACGCTGCGAATATTGTTATAACGACGAGGAAATATTTCTGGTCTTTGTTTAACTTCATTTCATAAGCCTCCTAATCCGGCAGCCAAATGCTATACTGATAAATATTACGATAAACGCCGCAATAAGTATAATCTCAATCATCCTCTTCCACCCCCTTTTTCATACTCTTGAATCTTGCGCAGGGATAATCATTAACCTTGCGCAGCTCTTCTTTAATTGAGCAGAAGATAAGGTCAGAGCTTGAACACTCCTCAGCAAACAGGCATTTACCACAGATATATTGAATCATTTCCGTCCTCCTGTAAAAAATCGTCTAAGCATTTCAGCCGCCCAGGAACCAAAACTAACTGCTGTCCATACAGCCGCTAATATGGCTGCTGCCAAAGCGATTAATACAATCCAATACCAACTCATTTCATCACCTCCATGCCACGCACTTTGAGCCATTCTGACAAAACATCGGTTGCTATTTTCAAATCATTTGAAACAAGATAATTTATTGGGGTTGCTTTTACTGCTTTGTCTATATCTATTATTATGTCCCTAATTTGCTCCCTCGTCACAGTTGGCTTTTGCTGTTTTAATTGTTCGCATGGATGACAATACATTTCACACATAAACTCTTCTTCTGCTAATTGTTTACCACTCATCCGATTCCTCCTCCACATACCCCGTACCATCGCATAGGTCACAGACGTGTGCACGTGTTTTGATTGCAGAAATCACACCTGAGGGAAGAGGAGTATAAGGCGAGGGCCATTGTGGTAAATCCCCCGTTCCCCCACATTTCGGGCATCTTTTTTTACTCATTTCATCACCTCCCCAGCGTCCTCATCCTTCATCCCCTTTTTCACACTCTTGAATCTCCCACAAGGATAATCACTTATTTCCTGTATTGGTATGCAGATTTTATTACATTTTGAACACACGTAAGCCACATCAACGGGAGCATCATCATAATCTTCATAGATGTCTTTGCCAAATACCTCAGCCCCACAACAATCGGATTTCATGTTGCCCTCCTTTGGTTTACGTAATATTTATCCGATATATATTCACCACTCATCCCATCACCTCCCAGTATGCTTTCTGCATAGCCTTTGCACAGTCAAAAGTTCGTTTCATTTCACTCACCCGATAGTCGGGGAAGAACACTCCATTTTCAAACTTTAGTGCTTCGTGGGGAAAGCTGCAGAAGATTGCTTTCCTACCCGTCGTTTTATAGAACTCTGCCAGCTTTCGCATCATATACCTCTGCTGCTCTGGCGTACCTAGATTGATACCGTTCCATAGGGTGATTCCGCCTTTCTTGGTGAGACTACCGCCATCCTCGGTGAATCGCCTTGCTTTATTGACACGGAAAAGCCGTTGTAGGTTAGGGAAATCTTCCCATACGGAGCGTTTATGTTTCTCTCCTACAACTAGCCTGTCATATCCCCCCTTTCCATGCATACCGCCACGGTCACATTTCGCAGGCCTGGGACATTTATGCGGCTCCCGTAGCTCGCCTATTGTACCCTCGCAGCTAGTAAGGTCGCAGATTATGTGGTCAAGCATGGTGTAGTCAGAGAGCACTGTCTCGTATATATCCTCACAAAAATACATGATACGATGAAAATGCTCAGTATTTCCATGATGTGCAGCCTCGTTTGGGCTGACCTTTACGTGCGGATTGTAGTCTTTGCCATATACTTTTACAAAAGTATCCATAACTTTTCGAGCATATGCTCGATGAATCTTCATAACTTCTTCATCCAGAAACCCTACCTGCTGGCTCTTTTTTCCCCAAAAGTCGGTAATGCCGTTCACGTTGTGTTTGAACGGGTAGTTTATGTAGTCCTTCCGCATCCACAACTGAGGGCAGAAGTCCAGTCCCACCTCTTTGTGCATCTTCAGATACACCTTGAAATCATCCCAGAATTCAGGATTCCATTCATCAAGATGAAACATCCCATCGTATGCCCACGGTGTTTCATACGTCAGGTTAGCGTGCTCTGCCTTATTGTCTGACAGGAACATGAAGGCATCGTTCAGATAGTAACCGTGCATCCGTATTTCCTTAAGGAGTTTCAGAGTTTCTTCTTCGTTCCATGTTATCTTGAAGTAGTTGAATCCGCCTACACCCTGGAATCCCATGATAGGTATCTTCTCAGGATATTCTGGTGGTGGCGAAGGCTCCGGCTGCGTGTCGTAGATTAGTCTGTTTATATCTTTATTCATTGCATCCTGTATTGTCTTAACTTCTGGATACTTGTTACGTAATACTGGATTTATTTGCTCATTAAAACGATCCCTAGCCAGGATCGCTATTTGTCGGTCTTCATCTGTTTTGAAGTACATTTTATTTCTCCTCCTCCTTTATTACCGGAAATTCTTGAATCAAACTTTCTCTCCAAATATCCCTCAAATTCTCTTTCAAAAATACCGGTATATCCAAAACCGCGCACCTATCAACATAGCTCTTTATGCTCTCTCCGGCTGCAGTTTTTTCCCATACCCCGTCAGTGCGCCGATTATAACCCAGTCTATCCTCTCCAGCGAATAACATGATCTGCTCATCATTGGCTCAAAAGAAATGAACTTCACCGCAGCCCAAACTCTCTGGAAATTCTTGAACCGCCGCCAGTTCCCGTCAGCCGTTGCTTTGCCGGTAAGTGAAATTCCAAGCCAAACGTTATTGAGGATAATTCCACCACCGGCATTCTCAGGAAATTTTGTCAACACTTGAAACGTCAGTCTTGGATATCTCTCTATAGCCTCGAATACCTTCGCTCGCCATCCGGGCTTTACCGCGTGATGAAATAAGTCATTCATTGAACATACAAATACTTTGGAACCATCCGGTATTTTTTTAAGCTTGTGTTCTTGTAAGTCAAGCCTCAACTCAGGATTCCAGCCAAACCGCTTATAGAATTTCCTAGCATAGCAAAACCAGCAATTCCCGGGACAGAGGCCGCGTATCGGATTCCAGGAAATGTCAGTCCAGCCGATTGATGTTTTTATGCTCATCTCATACTTCCTTATCTATAAGTTCCTTAATCCTCCGCTTATAATCATCTTGATCCGACAGTTTGTTAATACAACACAAAGCAGTAAATAAAATCCCGGCAAACATGCCAATAAATAATGCGACGCCGATTAAAAATAATGCTAGTCCTAAGCTCATCTCAATCCTCCTTTCTCTCTCTCCCTCAAAACAATCTCATAAGCATTAATCCATCTACGGAGCTGGCGGATTCTGTTTTTCTTTTCTTG